TTTTAATAGCATTCCTGCTGAAATTAAGAAAAAAATATACAATATCCTCTATAAATTATATCATGAATGTGATATTGAATATATTGATGTGACCCCCTACAATTTTATTGAAGATAGCAATGGTCGTCTTTGGGTTATTGATTTTGGTGATGCGCTCTCTGTGCAACGTAATTGGTTTCTTCAAGAAGTATTTGAAAATGAGTGCCTTACAGGGTGGAATGCTGATTTTGCTTAGAACTATTGATCACCTCTCTCTGCTCCCTCGCCGCGAATATCACATAGCGCAATAACATGTTTTTCAGCGATTTCTTCACCATAGGTATCTTTTTCACCTTCAAGGATATTTTTCCAAGCAATTCCTTGGCCATGTGTTAAGAACTCACGAAAGAATTGGCCATTCTTATTTACACGAAGACGCCCATCTGTGAGGATAATAAATTCAAGGCCAGTTATAATATTTTGACTCACTGGCCCACTCCTGTGTTTTACCTCTCGTGATGCCTGAGGAGTCTCTTCTTGAACAGGTGGAGCAGGAGCAGGAGCAGGAGCAGGGGCAGGAGTAGGAGCAGGGGCAGGAGTAGGAGTAGGAGCCTCCTCCTCTTCAACAACAGCAGTAGTAGTAGCCTCCTCTTCAACAACAGCAGCCTCCTCTTCAATAACAGTAGCAGCCTCCTCTTCAACAACAGCAGTCTCCTCTTCAACAGCAGCAGCATCCTCTTCAACAGCAACAGCAGCAGCAACAACAAGAGCAGCAGCAGGTGCTTGTGATCTTATGCCAAAGTTAAGTAGAGTCGGTTCCTGGGCTACAGTCTCAGACACTCTATCAGTTTGCGCTAAGATGCGCTCTTCTTGTACCTCCTTCACCCAACGCCCAGTTACATCCTTCCAAATAGAAACCAAACTATTTTTAATTGCATCACAAGGCGTCCCCATATTCTTATTGAAAGTAAGCCCCATCTCATTATCAAGATCGGAACAAAATGATACCTCGCATCTCATACGATTTGTCTCCATGTTCATATGTACACTAAGACGCTGCCCATATGCTACATATCGCTTCCCTCTGCGGAAATAGAAACCATTGCGATCCGCAATACTTGTGTCCTTAATAAACTTCTCATTATCATAAGTATCCTCTTTTACAAAGATTAAGTTAAGTTTAATAATACTATATCGACCAGAAGGAAGTTTTGTCGCATTAATTTCTACCCATTTATTAGATTTTTTCGCTGGGTGAAACAGGTAATATTTAGGAGCGTGAGTTTCCCCACATGTATTCTTATTTCCTCCCATAGAGCGAATGCTGGTGCTCTTCTCAATAATCTTATAGGAATTATCGTCATCATTTTGATACACAAAGAATTCACTCTCGATTCGCGGTTTTTGTAGAGCAATATTATTATCTCTATAGAACGGATCTACTTGTGGGACTTTATCATCGGTAATAATTCTATTTCCATTTAAATGAATGACACTAATTGCAACCCTCTTATTCAAATACGAAACAGCAAGATCTTTTAGAAGCATATTACACGCATCAGCAGTCTTCTTGATATTATTACGAAGAAGTTCCCATGTAACAATTAGTGTTCCACTAATCTGATTCTTGAACTTCTCAATAATATATGGCGCAACATATGCCGCGACAAGATTATCCTCTAAGGGATTTACAAGTGTCTTATGATTTAGATAATCATTGCGATCCATATCCTCAAAATCTAGATATGCTCCACTTACAACTCCATCAGATGTCTTTGTAAGAATAATACATTTATTACCTAAATTGAGAGCAGCAGTCTTCATACCGAGACCAAACTTTCCAATATCAGTTGTATCTCGATCTGCTCGAGTTCCAGCCCATGTAAGGCTAGCATCTAATCCGCTCGGTGTCATTCCAAAACCATCATCGAGAGTATAACATTTACGCGAAGCCATCTCCCCTGCAAAGAAGAAGAATACATTCTGTGCACCAGCATCCTCGCTGTTATCACTATGCTCCTTATGGGCACTTTCTTCAGTATATCCAGAAGCACGCCCCTGTTGAAGGTATCCTCGTGCAGAAATATTCTTAACCCCGTTCATTTTACTAGCAGTTTTTTCTATAGAAGAGATCTTCAATTTTTTTAGTGATGTCTTGGCAGCTAAAAATTGATATGAAAGTTTACAAAGTAGGCCGCAAGGAAATGGAGACTCTAGATGATAATCCTGTGCTTCCACAACCAATCCTGTTAGGGGTCCTTGGCCACAGACAAGATATTACTTATGATATTCTATATGATCAGATTATAACACCTATTCTAAGTGAACTCGGAAGAATGCCTGACAGAGTTATTCTGCCATCAGAGTCAACTTCTTCAGCACTTCTGTATGGGTGGGCAGAGAAATTCAAGTTATCATTAATTGCCTATGAAACAGACTGGAATCGACTCGGTCGCAAAGCAAGGGCAATTCGAGATGCCAGAATTACACAAGAGTCAACGCATTTCATTATATTTCTGGGGAAACGTTCAGAATATTATGAAGAACACGCACATAAAATCGCTCGAAAAGGGAAAACTGTATTTACCGTTTCGAATGAGTTTGAATTAGAACAAATTATTATTGAGCAAGAACAAAAATCACTTACATGCGAGAAGGTGCCACGCCCTTCTTCGCGGCGTCAACAATCTTCTTCATATCCTCGAAAGCCTCCTTCTTCTCCTCATCCTCCTCTGTTGGCTTCTTGGCTTCAACAAAGAAACCCTCACGTGTCTTTGTCACCTCCAGCAGAGAGCGAGAGCAGATGAGGTAGAAGAAGAGCATCTGTGTGCCGGCGACCGCTATACTCAGAGCTAGACCCAGTGTGTTGGGCACAGATAGAGCCTTCGAGAGTCTAGGGATTACAGCAATACCGACAAAACCGAGAACGGCTAGTGACAGAATTAGCGCGTATAATACGAAAAAGAAATAGAAAAAATTGCATATCGTGCTGCTAGGTATTGCTTTCATCCAGTTGGCCTCCATTTGTTTTTCTAGTAGTAGGTAATATTTTCTTCGCCGGATAATATAGAAAGGAAATGGCCAAAGCAAATTGTCGTACCAGACGTAACAGTCGTAAGAATCGTTCTACGCGCAGCAGACGTAATAATTTTGTAGGGGGATATGCGGCAAACAGCGCAACTCCTATGGATATTAATGATACCTCAATGATGAGCCCTCAGCGCCTATCAATTGGCCAGGGCAACCAGTTTGCTGAACTAACAAAGAACATGCACGGCGGGATGGGCGTCTACCCAGGTGCTGTTACGGAGAGTGGTTTACCCCAGAACCTCCACGCCAGCGCGCGTCTACTTGCGCTTGACCAGAAATACGCAGAGATTGCGAATATGTCGGATCAGGCCGGTGGTCGCCGTCGTTCTCGTAAGAACCGAAAGGCTTCTCGTAAGAACCGCAAGGCTACTCGCAAGAACCGCAAGGCTTCTCGCAAGAACCGCAAGAACCGAAAGGCTTCTCGTAAGAACCGAAAGAACCGCAGATCTCTTCGCGGCGGTGCTCTAGGTTATGCCCCAACTGATGCGCCTGGCATGCTCCTAGATGCCTCTCAGACAGCCCGTGCCGGTCTTAATCCCGAGTGGAGACTGGCGGAGGACCCTAACAGTTTTGCCCCTCAGTAAAAACCTCAAAGAGACTTTGTTGCCCCAAACACATGCTTCCCTGTAGGAATTTCACGCTTGTAATCAAATAAGGAGGCAAATGTGTCAGCCCTCTCTGAAAGTACACGTTGTTCTGCGTCTCGCACATCAACATGAACCTTCAAATATAGGTGTCCTATAGCGGAAGGACCACCAGACCTCTTAGGCATTCCACGACCAGGAACAATAACCTCCTGGCCATTCTGAATTCCTCTCGGCACTTCCACATGAATTAGACCAAAGCCAGGATGCCCAGATAATTCTTTATAACATCCACACAAACTCTCTGCAAGGGAAATATGAATCTCATTACGTAGATTATCACCATTACGCACCCATCCATTTGGGTCATCAGCAGTCTCAAGAACAATATTTAGATCAGAACCTCTCTCAAACTCGGGACTATCACTCGCCTCACTATCAAATGTTAGAATATCACCTGCAGCCGCTCCAGGCTGAATGATAACCTCAATATTCTTTGTCTGACGAGTGAGACCAGCGCCCTTACAGTCAATACAAGGATCTCCCCTCTGCTCCCCACGACCATGGCAATCCCCGCATGGCCCCTGAGCGTGCATCATCATGCCTGGGCCCATCATAATTTGTTGAACAGTATGACCAGAACCGCCACATCTATCACATGTCTTCAGAACCTTTGAACCATCTCCCTTACATGATGGGCAGAACTTCTCTCTGTTAAGACAAATTGTGAGTGACCCGCCATTATATAGTTGTGCGAGGCTGAGTGGCAGGCGCTCAATGCGTGGTGGGGCCTTGCCAGGCCTGCGCCTGGGGCCTCGCTGAGGACCCTGTGGCCTGCCGCCACCTCCAAACATTCCGAATAAATCAGCCATATTTACTCCAAATGAGAAACCAGGGCCGCCGACACCACCACCACCAGCATCTGAAGGCGCCCCATCTTCTCCTGGAACAGCGCCAGTCATATCATAAAATTCACGAGACTTCTTCTCGCCGAGAACATCATAGGCTCGCTGGATCTTCTTGAACTGGTCCTCATCTCCGCCCTTGTCAGGATGATGAGTGCGAGCAAGCTTTTTATACGACTTAGAAATCTCCTCCTCTGACGCACCTCGCGAAACTCCTAGAACTTCGTATAAATCGTCCCTTGCCATTAATTTAAACTATCTTAAGGCTTTTAAGCAACTTATAAAAAGGTTGCCGCAATGGAGACAAAAATTATAGGACAAGATTCTGTAATAACATCACTCAATAATATTCTGGAGTCACCACCGCACATATTTCTTACTGGGCCACATGGATGTGGCAAAACAACCCTTGCAAGGGAATTTATTGGGGCATATCTTAAACGTTATGGAATTTCATTGACGAATACTAATTACTTAATGGAGTTGTCGAGCGAGAAAGATCGCGGGATGGCGACTGTTAGAACAAAGTTGGCAAATTTCACGCGAGAGGCGCCAATCGTCTCTGGGATTTATCGCTGGATTCTTATTGATGATGCTGATACGCTCCCGCTAATGAGCCAGCAGGCCCTTCGCAGGCCGATGGAACAGTATTCACATCTAACGCGATTTCTTTTTATTACTTCAAAACCGTCGGATCTAATTGCTCCGCTTCGGAGTCGGTGCTTTCATCTGGAACTTCCTCCGATTTCTTTGGCGATTTACGGTCCTCAACTACTTCGAAATGTGGATATTAACCCAGATACTCTATCACCTGAAGTACTTGCGTGGCTAGCATCGGCAGCATTAGGTGTTCCAGCAGAGTATATTCATTTTGCTCAGGCCTTATCACTGTTAGAGTATAAGCCGAGTGTAGCGCATATAAGGGCTATTTGTGCTGCTCCACCATTCGAAAAGATACTTCCGATTGTCAATAATATTATCCCTGGCGACTCAGCAGCAGAAGAGAAACTTCTTAATGACATTCTTGGATTATGGTATGATGGCTTCGGGTTCGAAGATGTTCTAGAGAATATGTATAATACTGTCGATCTTTTTATGGTTCTTGTTCCGCCGGTTCATGATAGATTCTTGACAATTCTAGCGAAAGGTTGGGAGAGCCAGGTACGAGCACGTGTAAGCCTTCTTGACCTGCTTCGTCTTTTCTTTGCGCTTGAAATAGCCTTTTAGACAAGTAGAAGGATGGAGCCGCTGAGTTTGGATACATTATCCTTACAGCAGTTGAGCGAAAAGAAGGCAAATAATGTGTCTCTTTTTCGCGAAAAGCCGCCAATTGAATTCGTGAATACTATTCTGAAAAATATGGGTTTTGAAAATGGAATCCTCGATTCACGTTCTTTTACTAAAGATGATCTGAAAGATGATCGGACCGAGGAGTGGCTACCTATGCTGGAACCTTATTATCTCCCTTGTAAGGCAAAACGATTCCTTGAATACCTTACAAAAGATAAATATGTGACAATTATACGTCATGTGCTACGCGTTCATAATTTCGATCTTCGAACTCAGGAACGTTTAGTTGGGGGTGTTAAAAGGACACATTATAGGATTGAACCGCAGACGCCTTCATTTAATTCGAAGGGGAATATATTTATTGAGTTCAACTAGGACCTGGCGAGGCAATTTCTACTAGTAAGCATATCATCAATATGCTCAATCTTGGAAAGGAGTTCTGCCTTTAGTTGTTCAATATGACGAGATGTTTGAATTTGATTATTACATCTAGCACATAATAAGCATAAGTCACCAGCTGTTTGGTTTTCTTTACGAGACCTTGGTTTGATATGCCCCCATTGAAGTTTCAAATATGTCTTTTCTGTATAAATATTGTCTACATAGTTTTCTTTTGGTTCATTCCAACAGTAGATACCACCTACATTTTTACCAAAGGCACATGTCTGATTTTGTTTTACTAGAAGAGTTTTTACAAACTCTATACGAGCAGCTTTTGTCAGTTGAGCATTCATATTTCTCAAGTGATTAGACAATGTTCCCTGTAAACGTTCAACTTCTGTCTCAGGAAGAGGAGACCATTCATTTCTATCACGAAAGTGAGGAGGTTCTTCTTGCATAGTTTTGAATAATATATTCAATTTATACTATTTCAATTTTGCTCCACACCCCAACCACTCTAAACCCTACCCAGTGCATCCTTCAGTAGTCGCGAAACAGCCAGATCACTTTCCATAATCTGCTCTTCACTCATACGAACAAACCAACTAAAAGCCGATCGGCGAAGAGCCTCGTCCATCGGAAAAGGTATATAGACAGTCTCAGCAGGAACAGCAAAAGGCAGTACACCTTCGCCGCCCGCAGCCAAAAAATCCTCCAACTGAATACGTTTTCCATCGCGCCCCTTTCGCCCTAATTCAGCACCAGCCCGCATCTCCGAATGCGCTGCAGCAAATTGTAAGAAGTCCCACTTGGCATCATTTCGTATCTGCGCACCACCACCAGCAGCCTCAAGACGCTCAAATGCCGCCACTGCCATATCTTCAAATACAGGATGGCCTGATTTCGGTGACCAAACTGCACGGAAACCAGGCACTCGCGTTCCATCCGGACCAGAGAATGTATCATCCAAATCTGTTCCAAAGAATACAGGCTTATCCTCAGGAAGTTCGCCAAAGCCGCCGCGACATATCACATTCGGTGATAACCAGAGACCCCCATACTTTGCCAGTACAGCCGCGCGAATAAAATCCAGTTCAGGCTGATTTACAACTAACTTCTGGTTACGAAGTGGCCATGGCAGCGCCGCCTCGCCAAGACGCTCCTTTAATCCTGTAAGGCCTCCAATAACTTCCACCTTATACTTATTACTATTATGTTTCAAAATACTCTCATAACAAAGATTTAAGAAAGGAATATTCAGTACACGACTACTGCGTGCACCAAAGTCCAGCCACTGGCGACTATTAACATCACTATCATTGTAGTATATCCAAATAGTAGGTTTATCTAGACCCTTACGAATTAACTGTCTATCAGCATAAGGATCCGCGACCCCTATACGACGACGATTTGCTAGGGCAACACCACATATCACTGCAGCGAGGCCAAGTACCCCTATAAGTAGATTATTTGTAGGCTCCGCCATATCTGTTAGTTATTGCGAATTACAAGACGCTTCATACGCTCAAAATATTGATCTGCTACCACATGTTCATGGGCGGCTCGGAGTTGTCTCTGCTTCTCGGCATCTTCTCTTCCGCGATCATGTTGTTCAATCATTAGCCGTTCCTGATCAGACAGCACTTGCGGCCCTTCGCGGGATGCCTTATAAGTCTCCAAGCTACGGGGCGCATATCCAACACCTGCTACCTCACTACTGAATGTTGCGCCGGTGGTATAAGCCTGGCGTAAATCAGTATAGTTGACTGGAGCATTTGCTGGGGCCGTATAGCTTTGGGGCCTATCTCTACCGATTTCAAGACCAAGAGACGGCGCCATTATAAGAGCCTCCGGTGTCATTACTGTAAGGGCCTGTTGGGGTGCTCTGCCGCGTTTCGATTCATCCTCAAACATCTGATTAAAAACATTCCGATTGAATTTTCCGCTGAACTTTGGACCAGAGGATGAGGAAGACGATCCCTCAGCCTCGGCTGACTTGAGCCAATCACCATAGCCATCATCTTCTGGATCAGGAATACGTGTCTGTTCAAACATACGATTGAATGTCTCCATATTCAGATTTTTGGGGTCCAGGCGAACTGGTTCAACATGCGCAAAACCAGTTGCTGCCTCTGAGCGACCAGCCTTCACTGTGTCAACCGATGGGAGCGCAGCAGTTTCCGTATCTTTTGTACGCTGCCCCTTAACAAGTTTAATGATTTCACTTAGATATGCGTAGGCACGTGTAACTGATTCGAACTGCTCTTCACTTCCTCCCTTATCAGGATGTGCCGATATAGCCTTCTTTTTATAAGCCTTCTTGAGAGCCTCCTCTGTAAGGGCAACCTCCTCCGCAAGATCCAGAACACGTAAACAGGTCGTGAAAAAAGAGAGAGCCTTCTGTGAGTTTTTCTGTTTTGCTAGAACCTTTATGGGGTCTTTTTGCGGCGGCGCCTGCCCTATAACAAGTTGATTCTGGGGCCGTTGATTCTGTGGTGCTCCACCTACTGCTTCACCAGGAAGAGGCGTCGCCGGCACTCTTCCGCTGCGTAAAGAACCTATATACGCTAATATATCGCCGTAAATGCCAGCCCTCTTCAAAGACATAATGTATTCATTACCATTTAATAATGCTTCCAACATTTCTTGCCGTTTTGCCAGACTTTTAATCTGTAGTAAATTTTTATAAATCCTTACATGTGTGGGATCAATTGATTGTATGTTCCCCATTCCTTATTCTTCCCGAAATATTATTAAGCAAGAATCCTCCGCAGAGTTCGTAGAGTAAGCAAGGGTATCTGGGCTTCACATTCCCACATATACTTTTTTCCACAACTGGAGAGTTTATAGCTGGTCGGCCAGAATTGTGGAGCCTTATAGGGTGTTGACCGAAGCCCTGGCTCGCGAATAAGCCACCAACTTTCTAATGGCAAAACCATTGTTAACTGTTCCTGTGGTCTAGGCTGACCGCCACTCTGGTCTTGTGCGCAAGTAATACCTTCCATAAAATACTTATCTAGATATTGAAGAAGATCTGTCCATAATGGCGGTAGGGTAAAAGGATAATACCAGTCAAATGCGATTGGCTCGCCCAAATAGTATCCACGAATCCAGTGAAGTCCCTCAAAGTAATGACGACTGGCCATTCGCCCAACTAGAACCGATGCTGCTCCGCCTCCAACATAATTCGTATAATATGTCTTCTGCCAGCCATTCTTCAGATGAGCCCTGCGAAGCCCTGTTACACCGCCGCAGCCACCGTCCTCGAAGAAATCGTATTCGACTTTCTCGGCTGGATAAAAGTCCGGACTAGTATCCTCCTTGATTTGCGGATTAAACAAGAGTTTCTTGCGAATATTTGCTAATATATCCGCACCCTCTGTAAGGGCCAGTTGCTGAAGAATTTCTCGCACACCTTCTATGTTCCAAGATGTATCATCATTTATTAGCCTCTTACCAGAGCCTAACATATCAGCTAAGATTTGTACAATTGTTTCATGCCCCTCCTCGCTCATTTTCTGGGAAAGACCGTGTGGAAGAAAGTCATTACCCAGGAATGACATTGCCATTGTATAATCAAGAATGCGGGTCGCATCACCTCCTAGACGCCCTACAAGGTGTGTTTCGAGAAGATTAATATCAAAGAATGTGTATGTCTCCTGACCAAGAGCATCGTAAATCATTTCTCCGAACTCAATATTCTCGCGAAAGAGATGAATGCGTGTGTTAGGGAGTTCTCGGTGAAGTAGGAGGCTTAGAACAATTAAATCAGCATCTAGTCCATAAATAACTATATCATCGGGTTGCTTATTGCAGCTGCTGCTCTTGTTGCTGTTGTTAGAGCGTAGATAAGCCATAATCTTCTGTTCTCCTTCACCTGGCATCGACGCATCTTGAACAGTAAAACGAAGACTCTTGTAACTCTGGCCAAGGTTAGTGAGTTTCTTCCCAAGACGCTCCATAAAATATGTACCAGGTGTGATAGAATTTCTATCCCATTTCTCACCAGTAGCGGACAAAGCCGACTTAAAACGACGCAGACGCTGTTGCTTCATTTTCGCAAAAGGAACAACACCGTCAACACTAATTAGGATCTCCTCAGACGGAGAAATAAGTCCAATAATTTTTTTAACATATTTCAATACACATTCTATAAGGGAATTCTCCCAGGCAATACGCTCATCATCATCAGCATCTGTGGGGTATGGTGGTGTATCATCCTTCATAAGAACATGATACACAAGACAGTTAAAATCAAAGTATAGTCCTTTAGTTACACTAGATTTACTCTTAGTAACGAGGCCAGGAACACTGTCTTTTAATTTACGATAATATGATGGGATCCCCATTTTCCTTAGCAAAATCAGAGAATACTCTAATGAGTAGTACGAACTCCTTTCTTAAACTGGGCTCCTCTAGCGGTGGACCTGGACTTCTCAAACCTAATGAAGCTGTGAAACAATTTTTTACTGACAGTATTATTCCTGTTATACAACATCTAGGGAAAATTCTTCCCGATGCTGTGTTTGTGTTTCTTGTGATCTTTTCTATTCTCACACAGAATTTTGCGAACGGTGTTCTAGCTATCAGTTTAATCGAGTCTACCCTCGCATTCTCTATCATCGGCAACGCGGCCGACTACTTCTCGACTGCTCCTGCTGCAACAACAAATCGCAGCGCATGTGAAGCGGGGTTCCCAACACAGACATACTCTTATTCAACACTCTCTATTTTTAGTGGACTGATAGGAAAATCAGCAGCATTTCCTTCACACTCAATCGCCGTCATTTCTACCCTTGTAGGGTATTTGTTAACTGCTCTCTTTCAGTACAGAAATGAATTAAAACAACTGGGACCAAAATATGAGATGCGCATTCCAATCGGAGTGACACTATCATTCTTAACACTTACTGCATTTGTTCTATTCCGGTATATCGCTGGTTGCGAGAACCTGGGAACAATTATTGGAACACTCTTAATTGGCATCCTGTTTGGTACCGCAATTGTATATCAGAATGTTGCTTTACTTGGCAAAGAGTCCGTGAATCTTCTAGGTATCCCAACTCTAGAATCGCGAACCCTCGCCGGCAAACCACTTTATGTTTGTAAGAAAACAGAGTGACAGGGGCACCAATGTCAGGAATAATTTTAAGCCTACGAGAGTATATTTTTCTAAGCTTGAAGGAACTTCCTCTTATAGCAACAATCGGCCCATTCTTTCTAGGGATTGCTCAAGGGAATATTAATTTGCTTATGCTTTCTCTAGGTATTGGTATTATCGCACCCCTTGGAGCAGGGATAACAGGTTGGGTACTAAAATGGCTGTTGGGTATTATAAATCCCAGTGGATCATTATGGAAGGTTCCAGCCTCAGATGTATCACCCCTATTACCTGATATACCGATGGCAGCAACTGGGACCCGTGGCCTTATAAATGTTGTACCGACATATTGGATGACAATGACAGGATTTTTCTTTAGTTATTTGGCATATAATGCTATCATGCTATATACACAACCGGCGGCGAAGGGATCTGATTCTGAGAAGGTAGAGAACCGCCGAGCACAGGCAATTATGTCTTTAGTGCTAATTGTTGTTTTGTGGATAACTATTATTGGAGCAAAGGTATCATTATCAGATGGCGAAACAGTACTTGGCGTAATAGTGGCAATCCTTGTAGCATTTGGTACAGCTCGGGGATGGTTTGCCTTGTTACAGCGATGCGGAATGGGGAGGTTAGAAGACGTATTTGGAATCCAAGCACGTATTCTCCCTGAATCCTCTACAGGTGAAACACCAGTTGTTTGTGTATAAGGAGAGATCGTCTCTATGCTGGAGGATGTTCATGTGTCATATCATCAGCATCATGCTTCTCTAAATTTACAGGCTTTTCTTCGGACCCTTCATCCTCTTCCTCCGTAGGCGCCTGATTTATTGAAGCCTCAAAACCATCTACCTTCTTAGTTGACCAGGATGTCCACAACATATAACCCGCTACAGCGACAACAACAGCAATAAGACCCGCAACAGCAAGCATAGGCATTGAAACAGAATCACTGAGCAGCGTAAAATTCATTGGGTTCTGTAATGTTCCCAAAAAGAAAAAATCAATTTATTTGCGCATCCCAGGAAGAGGCTTATAAAGGCCGTATAACGTAACAATTATTGTTTTTAGTGTCATGAGGCTATCGCGTGTTATTATATTTTTTCGCACACTTTTCGCAGCAATTTCATAAAACTTATTTCGCTCATCTACAAAATTTAAATCAGCGTAAACTTCTTTTAGAGTATCGAGTGTAATACTATTACTATCAACCCCACGTCGCGTATTTACATCTTCATGAAGTTCAAATAGCCATCGCCGTATCAGTTCGTATTTTTCAATCTGATTCGTCGTATTTGAAATCTTATCTAGATCAAAGTGCGCTTTCATATAATTCGAATAATGTCCCCTACACATTGCGCATGGAAGGACTTGTGTCAGAACTCGAAATAAGCGTTTCCACGCCTCATTTTCATCGGCTTGAAGAATCTTGGAATTCTGTTGTCCAACTTGTTCTGCGAGCCAATGAAGTATTCGCCATAGAGGTGGCCCCCACTCAGAGGGATTTACAGGGTGCGCCTCGGCCTCTAGTTGCTCTTTTAGAACTTCCCTATGGCTAGACATACTCTTGAAAATTGAAGAAACTCTTATTTTGTTGATAGCGCACAACAAATACAGCCCCATCGCAGATCCATTATGAACTCAGACATCGATATTTCTATTCCTGAAGATCTTGCTGAAAGTCTAGAAGTAAGTTTTCAAGCAGTTGGTAGGAACCTTCTCAGAGAACTTAGTGATATTCTGGATATTCCATTTCGGGATCTCGTCAAAAAAGTCTATGGACCGACTGGAACCGCAAAAATTCGTCTTTGTGCAGCAGCAGCAGGAGCAGGCCAACTACAACCACAGCTTCAGCCACAATCACAGCCATCTACCTGTAAGGGAATTGTTCAACATTATAACGGAGGCTTTCTATGCGGCCTCCAAACCATACAAGGTTCATGTTTCTGTTCAACACACTTTGAAAAAACAGAGACATTTAATACAGTGACAGCAAAACCTCTCAAGAGGCTGAAAGGCCTTACAAATGAAATAACAGGCGAGTTATGGGCGACACCTCAAGGCATCGTAGTTAATAAGGAGGGTAGCATTATAGGAGCAGTTAAGGACGGAATATTCTATAGATATTCATAACTAAGGAAACAAATCAAATAGCGTCCTTACACCTTCAGGAACTTTTTTATTGGCAAGCGAACTATAATATGGCATTAGTTCTTCGCACCCAGGAAAGAGTAGTCTGAGAAGTTTTATGATACTTGCTCCTGATTCCGTGCTAAAGAGCGATCCAGGTCCATGTGTCCGCATTTGTGCCGCAAGAGACCACTCGTCAGGAATATCTTTCGGAAAATGCTTCTGATAGAACTCCTCAACTAGGTCATCATCTTCCGCATCATAACCGATAAAGGCCTCTGACCAATATGTAGATCCCTGCCCCCAAAGAGTTTCCACTATACTACCACGAATTTCATCTATAGTTGTCTCTTTCTCACTCATCTGCCCGCGCTCACACAAGCCATATATCCAAGAGCGCTCAACAGCAAGTGGCTTTTCTGGGAACATAATATCATCTGCTTCAATATCCCTGTAAGGCCTTAACTTCAACCCTCCCTCACGATTTACTAGACGCCAGAATGCGCCAAGAGCAGCGCCCTTATCATATGCGATACGATTTATTGTGGCAAACATTTTTTCACGAAGAGGCGAAGTAGCCTTTGATGCAATCTTAAGATTAGGAGTCGGTCCTGGATTAATTGTTTCTAGTAATATACGAATATCTAATCCATCACGGATACTCCAACAAAGACGCACTGTATTACACATCGCATCATTATAGTCATGATCCGAACCATACCATAAGAGAAACCACTTACAATCCGAAATTCCCTTATAGAATAGCCATACTTCAAAGAGGATCTGATTGAGTTGGGGGAGACAACCGCTTGAAAACAACTCATCGGCCCAAAAGAGAGCGTCCTGTTGTCGTCCCCGTGATAGACATACACGAAACATACAGCAGGCCTCCCCCACACGGTAGAGATTACGAGTGAGCCTATTATCCATTATATTGTCAAGTGCGCTTTGGCACATAAAAACTATTCAATTTTTCTTAGAGGAAAGTGAAATGGATAGTGTTAGGAAAGTAATAGAACAGTATAATACTGATGCTAACCTGATTATTCCGCGAATATGGCTTGGCAACTTTAAGGCCTCTCAGGATGTTATGTTCTTGAAAACGAATCAGATCTCTGTTGTATTTAATTGTACAAAGGACCTCCCTTTTCAACTGGCAGTTAAGACACAGATGTATCGTCTTCCAGTGGATGACAATCTTGATCCAGTGGAAATACGAAATATGGCCTTGTGGTCATATGAAGCAGTCCAGAAACTTATAGCAGAGTACAACACAGGAAAACATATTCTTGTACATTGTGCGGCAGGTATGCAGCGATCTGCTGCTCTTGTTGCTATGTTTCTAATTGCTCATTATCGTACCCATTTTGTGGATGCGGCGGTCTACATTAAGAAACGAAGACCAATCGCCTTCTTTCCTGGAGCAAACTTTGGAGCGGCTATAAAGGAGTTTGATGAGAGTTTTCATCGCGATATTATTCCACGAACTGGCCAACTGCCTGGTGCTATTCCTGAATGGTGATAATAACCTTCTATACAACATCATAAAGGTCAATCTTCTTCACTAGAAATGCTTCGCGCTCGATAATTTGACGTATAATTTCCGTAACATCGCTATAACTATATATGTAATAATGTGTAAGGTTCCACCATTTTACTGATAGCGTATTTAATGGATGAAAATGGGTCTTAATTTCATTATTTAAGTTATTATAGATAAATTCAAGAATAGACCCGGAATTTGTAGTTCTACTATTGAAAATATCCTGTAGTTTGAAGTATAGTCTATCTCTTCTATTAAACTTGGAGCGAGGAGTAGTAGTAGTAGTAAGCATACAGTCAGGCACAGTAATTTGCGGCCTGGCCTCAATTATATTGAGATTTGGTTTCTTTTCATGTGTTATATTACGTAATATAAGTTTTGGAATACGGACTGCGATCGCCATGATACTCCACTCTAGAATATTAAAATGTCTTATTTAGACCTCTAGTGCCAAATTAAAGAGTAATAAGTAGATTGCTTCTATGGAAAGCAAATCGGTCCAAATCTTCTTATTTCATAGAGACTTACGACTTATTGATCATTATGGACTTGAAGCGGCTGTAGCAGCAGCAACAAAAGCTCTCATTCTTCCAGTCTTTATTTTTACACCAGAGCAAGTAACTGAGAAAAACACTCTAAAATCAGACAATTCCGTACAGTTCATGCTACAAAGTCTGAAAGAACTTGCGACCACCTTGAGACAGAAGCATACTCGTCTTGTACTTCTATTCGGAGATAACATCAAATGTTTAGAGGCCCTTAGAGATGAATTGGTTGCTGCCGGTCATAAAGTCACTGGTATTACAGAGACGAAAGATTATACACCCTATGCGAAGAAAAGAGAAGCCGCAATTAAGGGCTGGTGTTCTAAAGCAGCTATCGACTATACAACAGCACACGATCTCTATTTAACTGAACCGGGTTCAATTCGCACAGGAACAAATCGAGTTTTCCAGAAGTTTACTCCCTATTACGAAACCGCTAAGAAGATGACTGTACCGAAGCCTCGAGGTCTGGCCGTTCCAGCAGGGAAATGGTTCAATCCACGATCAACTGCTTACAAAAATGAAATTACTATTACCGCGGCGTATAAACACTTTCTTCCAAAAGGGCTGAACCCAGCCGTCGCAGTGAAAGGAGGTCGCACAGAAGGCCTCGCACTCCTCCGCGGGCTGCCACTCAATTATGATGATATTCGCGACTTCCCTGCTCGCCGAACATCAATGCTCTCAGCACACAATCATTTTGGCACAGTTTCTATTCGAGAAGTATTCTGGTCAGCGAAGGAAGCATCGCCGACTAGGATGGCCGGTTTTATACGTCAACTTTTCTGGAGAGATTTCCACGGGGCACTCATGGATAATTTTGAGGATCTTTATGGGGAGGAGCCTTACGAGTTTGAAGGAAAAGCGGCACTAAGAGGAAAAACGAACGACACTGCTCGGAAAGATTTCGCAGCATGGAAGCAGGGGAAAACAGGCCATGCTCTGGTAGATGCTGGTATGAGACAACTCCTAAAAACAGGATATATGCATAATCGTGTTCGCCTTGTGGTAGCATCTTATCTTGTAAAAGACTGTAATGTATATTGGAGATGGGGAGAACGTTTTTTCGCGCAACATCTAGTGGATTATGACGCAACACAGAATATGATGAATTGGATTAATGTTTCATCGCTCGCGCCATTTGGAATGGCGCCATTTCGCCGCCACGACCCTGAAGCATCTGCTAAACGTCTAGATCCTGATAATGAGTATATTAACACATGGCAGGAAAATGACGACGTAAAAAATTGATGCCAGCCTCCTTTCACTAAAACTATCAACTCAAGATGTCAAAGTTTGAAGAATCTTTTGCGCCCGAGCCTTTTGATGAGGATGATTCTATTTCTCTACCTCCCTTGAAGCGTATCTGTGTAGCAGGCACTCCTGCAGAAAGACAGAAGCGAAAGCGTGAGTTAGTTAAGGATAATCTTAAACAAATTATTGAGATTAACTGGGTCGATGATAGCGACTGCTGTCACCACGACGACGACAACGACGACAGTGACAACGACTCGGTATGTAGCACAGTACAGCAAAGTAAACTTGAAGAGCGCATTCACTATCTGAAACTTACCCTTAGTAATGCGGAACTACAAATCATCGAACTCGAGGAGGCCCAGGAACAACTGAAAAAGAATACAGACGCTCTCAATTCTTTCTCAGCAGCAATTGACATTATCCAAACAAATATTAATGAATATTCAAACCTTATTACTCTTGTAAAATCTACTCCCTTCGCTGAACTAATTCGTATGGAATCTCAACGTGTAAAGATGCGTTCATCACTAAATCTAGACCCACTGTCAGGGTATATTCAGGAAGTTCTTCTGCAGCATTATGAGCGTATTCAGGAAGATGAGACTCGTATCCGCGACCAGTTTCACAATTATCTTATCTTTGAGAAAAGTAAGGCAAACACAATTCTATTTCTAAAGTTTGCTAGTGCGTTCTTTCTACTATTTATTCTATCAATTATTACAATTCGGATTATTCTATAATTGAGGATTAATCGGCACCCTCCAACCCAAAATTTTTTTCTATAATTAGTATATATCAATATGACATCTATTCGTGGTAATGTTCTTGAGCGTAAGAATACATTGTATATCGTAACAGGTACTAATTTAGCGAATGACCTTGTTACATACTCGACAACATTCACTAATTCTGGCGGTTTAACTGGTTCATTTGCCGCGCACGGCAATGCGGCGAACGTCACTGCTGGCTACATTCTACTCGATCTCGGAACTCGTCTAGTGCCTGGTCAGAGCCCCAATGTGCCCACTTTGATGGTAAATGTGAGCGTTCTGCCATATGATGCGCAGGGTCGCCGCATTGGTTCATTCCCCGCCATAGGTGGCGTCACTCAGGTGGGTATCACCGGTTATATCGACCCCAACTCTCCGAACGTTGCTATTTACAGCCGCGATCGCCCAGTTGATAGAAATGACAATCTGTACTTCAGCGGTGCCGCCAACTTGAACCTTGCTGGTGCACTGGTCACTGATGCGTATCTCCAGGGCAATCCTGGCAACACTGTTAATTTAACTCTTGCTGCGAATGGTGGTGGCGTGCGTCACCTGGGCCCCAGTTCATATACTGGTGGCACATTAACTGCTGGTGGCGGCAATACGTTATCGGCAACAGTTACCGCGGCTGCTGCTAGCGGTGGTGTTGTAACCTATACAGCTGAAAATGGATTCTTTGTTGGGCAGACAGTTTCAATTACAGGTCTTTCAACTGCCGCTTTTAATTTAACAAATGCTATTATTGCCACTCGTTCTGCTACGCAATTTACAGTTAGAAGTAGTGCAACAGGTACAGGTGTTACTGGTGCCACTGCAACTGCTGTAGCAACTCAGCTAGGTGTATCTGTACTTGGTGGTGGTCAGAGAGTAAATGGTGCACTTACATTAACCAATGGTCCTTTTGTACAGACACCTGTCGCTGTGGCTGTGACAGCGTCCAATACGACACCATCAACTACACTTGATTTATCTTTAGGAAGTTTTTTTATTATTACAGTAACTGGATCACCTGGTGGTGCTGCCACATTAAGCATTAGAATAATGGATAGTACACCAGGTTCTATTGTATATATTGGAATTGTTAATAGTGGCACAGGCTATACTATTGCGTTATCATTAACTGAATCATCTGCTATATCTACTCCTGCCCTAACTACGACTATTGCAAACAACGGGAGCGGGTTATATGTACTTGCTATAAATGCGTAAACCCAATAAAGGTCATCTCAAGCCCTGAGATGATTTTAGAATAATGTTTGTTTGCCGCAGCGGTCTAAGAACCAAAAACAATATAATAACAAATGTGCCAGCCCTACTACGATTTCCTTATAGTTGGGGCCGGCCTCTCTGGTGCCACGCTTGCTGAGCGCCTTGCCACCCAGGGCAAAAAAATCCTCATTATAGATAAACGTAATCATATCGGTGGAAACTGCTACGATTACGTTGACCCCGCAACAAATATTCGCGTCTCCAAATATGGCACACATCTTTTTCACACTGATGACGAGGGGGTCTGGAAATACGTGAACAGGTTTTCCGAGTGGACGCCATTTTACAATAAGGTCATCACGCAAATAAACAAAATCACTTACGTCCCAGTTCCAGCGACACCCGAGACAATTAATGTGCTCTGCGGAACGAACCTCCGTTCGCCACAAGATGCCGCTGCCTGGCTCGCCGCAAATCAAATTCCTCCACCAGAAGGCCACGCTCCAAAAAACTCAGAAGAAGTCGCCCTCGCCCGTGTCGGCCGCACTCTCTATGAAACTCTCTTCAAGCCCTACACAATTAAGCAATGGGCCAAAACCCCTGCTCAACTTACACCAGAAGTTCTCGCACGTATACCTGTAAGGGACACATGGGATAACCGTTATTTTTCTGATAGATACCAAGCCCTGCCAACAGATGGATATACCTCACTTTTCGAAAATATGCTAGCGCATCCAAACATCTCTGTGCTACTCGGAGTATCTTATGAGAGTATTGCCGCGACAGCACAGTATGGCTCAATTATTTTTACTGGGCGAATTGACCAGTTCTTCAAGGCAGCAGGTCTACCTGAACTAGAATATAGATCACTCAATTTCGAGGAACGTCGTGTGCCAACGCCAGGAGGTGGATTTGCCCAACGGAACTCGGTTGTTAACTATGCGAACGCAGATATTCCCCACACACGGAGTATAGAGTATAAGTGGTATCCGAATTGCCCTGCTGCTGGACAAGTTGCCCACGAGAGTATTGTTGTATATGAGACATCTTGTGACTGCTCAGAGGGTCAAGAGCCATACTATCCTGTTCCGTCGCCAGATAATCAGGCACTTTATGAGAAGTATAGGAAGTTAGCGGTGGCCACAAAGTCAAAGGTTCATTTTATCGGTCGTCTCGCATCGTATAAATACTTCAATATGGATCAGGCAGTACGCGCTGCCTTGGATTACTTCGATGAGCATTTTGCCACCATAAAAAATTGAATAATTTTGTGTGCTATAGTAAACTGTACACATCTCTGATTGTCCATAATGATGGCATCCCTAATTACTCAAATTCTGGATGATAAGTCCCTACAGAATTTGAGAGCGTCCCAGAAAATAAGCATTCATGTTGCTCTCATTGTGAAGCGGGGACAAGTGATAGCAAAGGCCACCAATAGTATAGGGTCGCGCTCGCGCGGATGTGGTTATTCAGATATGACGATTCATGCTGAACGAGCTGTTGTTAAGCAACTCGGTGACCTTCAGCAACTACGTGGAGCATCACTATATGTTGTGCGCGTCTCAAAAAGTAATCAATGCGGAATTAAGAACTCTGAGCCGTGTTATGATTGCCATCTATTCTTGAAGAAGTGTCATGAAAAATATGGGCTAAGTCGTGTATTCTACTCAACGCATGAGTTTGTAGAGATGGATTTCGATACGCCGCCTGCTAAGCGCCCCCCGATGGAGTCTGCTCCGCCGCGTAATAAGAATTAGTGTGTATTTGGCTCAAATAACTAACTCTTCAATAATATCCACACGACCCTTGCGAATGTAACACGTATCAAGTTCATTAATGAACTGTGGTGTCCTATTTGTTGTTAGTAGCAAGATAAGATAAGGATACATTCCGCGCTGAATATTATCAAAGAATGTATTCCATCCACACTTATCAATCATAGAAGTAGGCATTTTCTCATTTGGCTTAATTAATCCATTATGAATATTATATAGTGGTACATCAACTTCATCAATTGCAATAATAAGAGGATTATCTTCACTCGGTTCCACCATCGTATAGAGCTGACTTAGTGTACAATTTGGCAGCCATGGTTTCAATGAATTACAGTATGAAGCATTTAGCTGCTTAGCAATTAGCATCCCAATTGTTGTTTTTCCAGTATTAGAAGGACCATAAATAAGAGCAACAGTGTGCGTTTTCTTGTTATATTCCCCTACAATATTTGTAATAATAGTGTCTTGGGATGCTCGGCTTTGAATAGAATGGATATAGACGGTGCGTTTATGAAAATATGTATCAGAATAACTCCCAGAGCGATCATAGATAGTAATCTTCTGGTTTGGAGGTTCATCAATATCAACTGATTTATTCTCAGAGGAAACCTCATTTGTTAGAGTTTCATAAGTTTCTTTGAAGCAGTATAGCGAAACATTTGTATGCTCAAATTGATTTACAGAGATATGTGCTATAAGATTATAATCCCATATAACCCCATACGCTTGGTCATTATAAATAGTATTGGTTTTAGAAGCGAGGCGCTTTTGAATACGCTTTACTGTATTCTGATCAGTTATAATATATTTATATATACTGAGTTGCTTCAGAATAAAGAGGGAGATAGAGCTCCATGGCAACTGATTGAAGAGTTGGATAGCAAGTCCAGCGATCAAGTTACCAATGATAAATTGCTTTACTTCTTTGAGCATCATTTTCGAGTGTTCAGTAAAAAGACTTTCCTTGTTTTCAATTTTCTATAATCTATACTTCATGATATATTCATCGTGAAGTATACTTTACCTTCTGTTTAATTCCAAAGAAAGATGTAACCGAACTTAATCTCTGTCGCCAGGCTTCGCGCCTTAGACGAAGTTGTTCTTGCTCTCTTTGCCAACCATTAATATCCGATTGGACCTTATCATGAATGTCATTTTTATTATGTACTGTTGCTAGCCACTCATCATTCTTATATATATGGAAAGCAGGAAGACGAATAATGTTGTCGCAATCTTCACTGTAAGTTTTTGAACAGTATTCACGCACAGTTAGAATAATATTATGTATCTTACAGTATAACTTCAAATCGTTATATGTTATGCTTGCAGCAGCAGCAACATCTTTGACAACAAACGTGATGCGATGGCCAGGCGGCTGATCCCGCCGCTTCTTACTTATCGGGTTCATAAACATCTCTCTATGGGATTACGCTCCATCTAAGTTGCTCGGCTTTCAATTTTTATAGGGACAGGAGTCTAAAATAAAAGAGATATATCTGGTAGAATGACAAGAAAGCATAAGAGTAACATTACCCCTATTCCCCTGAAACCAACTGTAATGAGTGTTCATAATGAGAGACCCACTCTAGGACAGACTATGAAAGAGGGGTTCGGTCTAGGACTGGGTGTGTCTGCTGCTCAGCATGCTGTAAATGGTGTCATGAACTTTCTTATGCCGCAACAACCTAAACCAGTCGATAACAGCAGGGCGCTAGAGTATGAGCAGTGTATGAAGTATTCCGTAAACGACTATGAGACTTGTAAGGCCCTACTATCTAAGTAGCACTTCATGAGACATTAAAAAAGTGTATGGTTTTTTAATTGTTGTTATTCCTGCCGCTTAGCATTTCACTAAGTTCTTCACTGTCGCGCGTAGTTCAATAGCGTCCTTGCTCATATATGGGATTGCTTCAATACAGTTGAAGCAGTGCTGGCGATACGCAGGATCTGATTTACACTCCTTGCTACAGAATAAGCACTTGCCGCCAGACATCTTGTAAGGGGTAAGCCATTCTTTACAGTGTCTTGCTGCAACGTGTTGGAACACATTAGTTAGAATTGGATTCTTGTACTTGCCGCATGGACAACTGAAGCCCTTATCACTGTGAACTGCGTCGATATGATAGTCAAGTAGATACTTCGTCTTGTACTCCGACCCGCATGTATCGCAGCTAAAGGACGACTTGACCTGTAGGGAGCGGGTGGCTGGCTTTCGTATCTTAAGACGTACAGGGCAAGCTGGTTCAGCTTCTGAGTCAGACTCAGGAAGTAGCGGCAGAGCCTTAATAGCGCGCACGTTCAACTGACGAATCAGCTGTTCGAGATCATCGGTAATCTCGGAGATCGTTGCCATGGTTTGTGGGGGGGCTTCAGTCGACTTGGATGTGTATCGATCAGGGACAGGCCATATTATTCAATTTTTTATTGAAATTGAAGGCTTATTGGCTTGCCTACTGTAACTAGTAGGTCTCCCATCTAGGCCAGACGCGCTGAGCATTTTGCGCCTGAAATATCTTCAATTTGAAAAAAAAATTGAAGATAGGCTGCTGGCTTAAGGAATCTCACGTTCAAACGCCAATACAGCCTTTGAACATTCCCCACAAACACCACCACCAACACTCAAGATGGCGTCATTCACCGTTTCGAAGGACATGCTCGTTCAGCTGATGGCTCTCCAGCAGCAGCAGATGAACATTCTCCAGTCTATCCTGACTGGTAGCACTCCTGCGCCAGTGGCTAAAGTTGCCTCGGTCGCTGGCTCGAGGGCCAGTGGCAAGGGGTCGCGCGGGCCGCGGGGCTCCAGTGGCTGGGACCTGTTCAAGAAGAAGGTCCGTGCGGAGATGTCTGAGGAGAACCCTGGCGTCACCTACAGCCTCAAGGAGATCGCTGACGAGTGCGCCACTCGTAAGGCAGCCGGCGACTACGACGAGTCGTACTGGAAGGCCCAGGCGGCGGCCCTGAAGCTGAACGCATCTGGCAGCGCTGCTGGCGGCGACAGCGATGCCGAGTCCGAGACGCCTTCTGCTAAGAAGGCTGGGCGCCCCAAGGGCAGCAAGAACAAGACGGCTGACGCCGCACCAGCTGCAGCAGTAGCGACGCCCAAGAAGGATGTAGCCAAGAAGACTGCTCCTGCTGCTCCTAAGAAGACCGCACCGCCGCCGCCTCCTCCTGCGAAGGACGAGGACGAGGACGAGTACGAGGACTGCGAGGAGGAGGAGTGGGAGCACAAGGGTGTGACCTACGCCAAGAACCTGGACAATGATGTCTTTGAGCTCAGCACGGAGGGCATCATTGGTAAGAAGATCGGCCGGTACAACCCGCTGACCAATAACATTGAGTAAACATACAAATACGAATACAACAATAACAAACACTTAATACAAAGATAAGAGTTTTTTAGTGCTACTTCGTAAGTAAGTGACGTCCATACGAGCCCATCTGTCTAATGGCCATCCACTGAATAGGGTCTAGCCGCTTCTCTGCTTCAGCTAGGATCCACTCCGCTATTCCACGCCGTTTTTTCAAGCACGCATGAATATAGACTTTCTGGATAATATAGTCCATTGGAAGGGAGTCGTATGGAAGGTCCTCTATAACTCCCTCTATCACTTCCACATCACTATTATCATCAATGAGTTGCTTGAGTAGGTAAATCACGTCTTCTGCCATTCTTATAGGGTTCTATAGCCGAACCACTTTAGCCACCTTTTGAACCAAGGTGTTGGTGTTGTTGTCGGTGTTGTTGTTGGTATTGTTGTCTCATTCTCAACTATATCTGTAAATATAAGTACTGGTTTATCGTTATAATTAGTAGACATATGTGTACTAGATGCTATCTCATTGCCTCAAAAAAATTGAAGGGGCTGCTGCTCCAACAGAGCCAGTACACACTAAAGATGTCCGCCCCTATTCGTATGATTCGCAAGCCTGCCTCTAACAAGCAGTTCATGGAAGAGGTGGCACGTGACAAGATGATGGAGGAGTCTAGCCACAAGCTCGCATACCTGAAGACGTTGCGGGATACCACAGACAAGGTGCCTTGCCGGTCCGATAAGGCGAAGGCTGAGATGATGGATTACTTCAACACGCAGATCCGAGAGCTAGAGACGGATGTGATGGGCAAGCCTCGTTACTCTTACAGCCTACACTATCCTACAGACGTCGGGTTTGCTCCTAATGGACGGCTGCCAGTCTTCGGTGATAAGAAGTTCACTAGCATCGCAGAGCTGAGCAAGTTCATTAGTGAGTATGTTAAGGAGGAGGACATGATGTTTGATAAGGAGAAGTACAACATTCCAACTACAAAGATGCTTGAGGCTATGTTTCAAGATAATGATAAGCTCAGCAATAATGTTCCGCTCGAGATCGACATCAATGATGAGGATGAAGATGAGGATTTGGAGAAGGTTCCACTATTTACGGTGACCCGCACGCGCGTCAACTACTAAACAAGAACATATCAACAAAAGACAAGAAGAAAGGTGAAATCCCTTTTTTATTAGAGAGCGACAAAAATTGAAACAGCCGCCACCACTAGAACTAGTATCGAAGCAAGACAAGAGATAAATTGTGAGTATTGCGATTGTGATAGTACTGCTTTTCACATTGTTTGCGTGGGTGGGATGTGCGACACAGTGCTTGATATCTGCGATGATTGTTTCATTAAGAACAAAAATATAGTTCAGACGCGTTCTATGACGCGTGCCGCCTCTAAAAAGAAGCAGCTAGCAAACTCTGGACCGCCTTGGGCGAAGATTGATGCCGAGGCCGAAGCTAAGATGGCTCAGAAGGCAAAGGACGATGCATACACATCTCTTTGGAACTCTGGCTGTGAGAATTTGTGTTATCACTTTGGGTTCTGCTCAGATATCATGGGAGACTGTTGGGAACCTGTATATGATGAATCAGGTTTACAGGGGTTGAAGAAAGATCTTCGTAGTACATCAAAAAGGATTCATAATGGCGAAGCCTGTGAGGATTGTAAGAAGTGGATCAATGGTCTACATGATTAACCAAACAAAAATTGAAGTAACAAAAACACTTTTTAACTGGTACCCACAATGACTAAGTTTATTCAGGAGATACAGCACGTGATGCAAAAGGCCGCCTCGTTCTTCGATGACCGCGACTATTTCTATGAGGCGAAAATCATGCGCAATCTTCTTCGAACATGGTATTTCGACTTCAGCATTCGGGAGTTGTGTGAGCAAACATTTCAAATCGGAGCTTACGATCCGGATTACCATTATAGCGTCGAGGGCTGGGAGACGATGGTCGTTGAAATTACTTTGCTTTTAGAAAAACTCGTAGCCAAAAGAAGAACAAATACAATTCGCAATGAACTTCTTACAGTCGTAAGAATGAAGATGATTCGCGAGGAACTACTCGCAACTGCAATGTCCCCTGAGCGCGTGTATTCTATTACCGAGCGGTATGGGGCTTCTGCTGCGTATGAGACGTTTGCTTAGACCGCTGAATATTTCAAAATGTTCAGTCCTCTAAAAAATTGAAAAAGCAACAAGCCCCCTTTTTATTGTATCAAACAAGATGAAGATCTTTATTGTTTACGATAGCACCGGTTTTGTCTGGGAGCGCGCCCACACGTCTTTCGAGTCGGCAGTTGATGTTGTGTCGCACTATATAGAGCAACAGAACAGGCTCATAGTGTTATATGGAGGCTATGAGGAGGATCGTCCAGCCAAGATGGAGAAAGAATTTACCTACAAGGATGAGCAAGGTGGTATTATGGTCGCGCACAACGAAGTAGAAAAGTTCTCCACATTTATCAAAGCACTAACCATTTGATGAAGAAATAACAACCACACGCAGGCACAGAAAAAATTGAAGCTGGCCTGGACCCTGGACCTGGTACTCACTAAAGATGCCTGCCTCATTCAGTATTTATAAGCTCTTCTTTGTTGTCGGGGATATTCTCCGAGATGATGACTACCAGTTTGTTGCTGACGAGCACAGCGAGAAAATGGAA